AATGAAAAAAACTGAAGCTGCAGATAAAGAAACAAAAAAAACTGAAGCTAAAGAGAAATTTAAAAAAGGACTTAAAGCTTTAGCAGATGATGATGATAATCCACTAGCTCCTAAAAGTACATTGATTGGAACACAACAAGGTCGTTCTACACAATTATCTATGCAACAAGATGCAAGGGCAAGAGCAAGACAAAGGCTTGGCATGTTTAATGAGGGCGGCAATGTTAAAATTGAGCCAGAAAAAATTGAGCCACCAAAGCCAGAAAAAGGTTTTCTAGGTAGAATGGTGGATAGTGTTAGGGCTAATTATCAAGCTCTAAGAGATATTGACTATGACCCAGAGACAAAATCACTAGGTAAGTACGACCCATTTGCAGGCTTTGATAGAACTGAAAGACTTCGTATTGGATTAGCAATGATAGGTCAAATGCCACAGCTAGGACAAGGACCACTGCAGGCAGCAGCCGCAGGTGCAGGTACGGTTCTTTCAGAAATAGGTGAAGAAAGGGCTGCAGAGGAACTTGCTCAAGCAAAATTAGATGCTGCAGCAATAGTTGACCCCAAACTAGCCTCTGGCTCTTTGTTAAAAACTCATGTTGATGACGTTGTAGCAAATTCTATGGGGGCAGTTGTTACCAAACAATTTAATCCAGCAACAAATCAAGAAGAAACTATTATTACAATTGATGGAAAAGCAATAAGTGGTGATAAACAAAAGCAAATTGGTACAAAAATTGCAGAAGGTAAAGCAATTTATAATAAAGCTTATTCTGACTATATGGAGAGAAGAACTACGGTTAGGCCGACAGAGAGTGAAGCATATCAGAAGTGGGTAACAGGCATAAATAAATAAACCATAATAGTTGGAGAATAAATGGAAACTCCAGTCCCATACACAGGAACATTCGCACAAGCTAGAGAAAACGAAGACCTTTTATTTAAAGAGGGTCTTACTAATAGCGCACGTGCAATATTAGAAATACCTGAAGACGAAGACTTTACTTTTGAAAATGCAGAACAAGCAATTCAAGAGGGTCGTATTGATGCGTCTATTCTAGAAGAAACTAGAAAAGAAGCTAGAGAATTTATTGCTGAAGCTTATGAGTTTCCTTTAGATAAATATCAAAAAGCTATAGATGAAGTTGAAAGAGATAGGCAGGTTATATTACCTGGTCCAGACGGTCAAGATAAAAGAACTTTAGCTGAGTTTAATGAAGAGAGAGCAGGAGTTGGGGCAGGGATTGCAGCTAGAGGCATTGAAATAATAAAAAATGTTCCTACAGATATAGCAGAAATATCTGGCGATGTGGTGCAAGATGCTATTGATATAGGAAGACTTATTTATAATTTGCCAGGTTTAGTAACTGGCGATAAAGAATCCAGGCGTGTGGTAGGAGAGTATTTCCTTAAAAATTTTTCTGAAATGAACTCTATATCTCCAGATACTGTAAATATGATTTTAAAAAAATCAGGTGCATCTGAAGAAGATGCTAGTCAAATACAAGACTATCTTGTAACATATCGAAAAGAAAATCCTACATTAGGTAAACAAATAACAGACCCTGTAAAAGAAACAGTAGGTAAAGCAGTAGATGTTTTAGAAGAAAATGCTAGAAGCAGTGAGCTTGGTAATAAAATAGTTGATTCAATTTACAGAACAGCCGACCCTCAACTTACACTTACTGAAGAAATTTTAGCTGATATATTTATGATTGGTGCTAATGTCAAAGCATTAAGAAGATGGACAACTGGTGATAAAAGATACGATGCAGCAGCTTTGCGAATGGCTGCTGCTTCTGCTACTGGACAAAAGAAAAGAAAAATACAACAAGAAATTGATAGACGCACAAAATTAAAACCAGATGACCCTCAGTATATTGATAAAAAAGAATTGCCTGCTCGTGTAGGTAAAGAACCTATACTTAAACCAGATGCTTTAAAAATTAAAAGTGTACCACGGACTTATGCAGAAACAACTGCTGCATATATGGCAATTGATTCTGGTGAAGAATCACTAATGCCTATGCTTTTATTAGATGATGAAGAAGTTAGAATTAGAGATGATGTAGATACAGTTGGTTTTAAACAAATTTTAGCTGGCATTAATGCTTTAGATAACCACACTAATGGCGCAGTATCTGAAACTCTTAACAAGCTTACTGTAAATCCTGATGATAGTGCAGCAACTAGAAGATTAAAACAATTGGTTGACATTGGTTTAGCTGATGGTATCTTGGTTGGAACAATAGGATTGGGTCAATTGGGTCAACGGTTTGGTAAGGGAACTATTTCAACATCTAAAAATGCTCTTAGAATTGCAGCAGATATGAAAGATGCTGGAACTAGAACATTAAATTTATCTAAAAAAGTAAAAGAAGGAATTAGAAAGCCACCCGAAACTTCAGAAGGTTCTATTGTTAGTGGGAAAACAGAAGTTATTGAGGACGCACCTGGAGAGTTTAAACAACAGGGTGTTGTTAGAAGATATCTTGGTAATATAAATACTAAGGCAGGAAGATTGTTTAGGTCTGATGCAGGTCTGCCAGAAGAAATGCACGGTGAGTTTTTAAAATCAAAGCGTTGGTTGGCGGCAACAGAAAAAAGAACGAAGCGTTTAGCCAATGAAGTTGAAAGTGTAATTAAAGATTTTAATTTAGATAGGACTGTTGTTAATGAAGCATTGCATGGCAATATAGCAGCTATTAGAACGCTTGCTCCAAAAGCTGCGGAGCGTCTTGCAAGAATTGCTGGAGAGTTTGCTAAAAATGAATCATTAATTAAAAAGGCTTTACGTATTCCACAAAATCAAAAACTATCAGCAGCCGTTGGACCTGATGGTGTTTACATGACACGCTCATTTAGATTTACTCAAGACCCTCAGTGGTCTAAACGTATTAGAAATTATGTTGAAACTGGTAATGTTCAAAATCCTTTGGGAAGAACTTGGTCACGTTTGTCTACAGATTTAGGTGCAGCAAATAAAGCTTATAATGATAAGGTTATTGAGGTTGTTGAAAACGGAAAAGAATACCTTAGAAAAACTATGGGCGTTACTGATGAAGCTGAACTAAATGCAATTATTAAAAGCATAGTTGATGGAGATAATGGTAAAGTTTATACTGGTTTTTTAGATTTGCTAGAGGGTAAAGTTCCGCAAGGAGTAACAAAAGGTTTACGTAAAAGAAAAGAATTAGATAAACCAATCCTAGAACTCTTAGGAGAAATTAAAGACCCTGTTCTAAATACCTTGCAAACATTAAGAACACAAAATAATATTATTGCAAAAGTAAGGTATATGGATAAGCTTGCTAAGTATGCCTCTGAAAATGTAGGCAAAGAAATTAAAGTGTCTGGTATTTTGCCAATTGGCAGGCAGACAACTACGTTTACAAAAACTGCCTCTAAGAAAGGTAAGATTAGTAAAGACGTTGGAGATTTAACAGGCACGTTTGACAATTATATAGATGAACAGTTGGGTTCATTGGGTGCAAATACTACTCTTCGTAAATTAACGCCTCAAGATGCACAGCGACTTGCAGAAATAACTAATAAAAGAAAACAAAATCCTGCATCTTTAACACCAGACGAAAAGAAATTTTTAAATGAGGTTAGCGGAGAAAGAAAACTAGAACTTGGTAGATATGCAACTAGTCCTTTATTTCAAGATATTCTTACTCGTGGTATAGATGCTTTTAATGCTGATAGATTTTATAAAGCTTTACCCTTTGGTTCTTTTGTTAGAAATGCTGTAGGTTATGGTCAGAATGTTCAAACTATCCTTGACCATACTGCTTATATGTTACAAGTAAGTGGTGCAGCGTTTATGTTGGCTGCTAATGGACACTTATTTAACCCTGCTAGAACAGCAAAAAACTTAATGGTAACAACAAAAAAATATTCTGACCGTTTAGTTGGCGACCCGACTAAAGAAGACCTAGAGTTATTTGAGTTTCTAATTGGTGAGGGTGGTGTGTTGGATACAAACCTTGTAACTGGTACGTTGCAAGATAATGTTAAAACATTGGATGATGTGCTTGCAGAAATGTCTGCTGACCAATTTGATAAAGGTTTTTATAATAGGCTAATTAAAACTCCCTTTAGAAAACTAGGTGATGTTTATGGTGCAACAGATAATGCAGCAAAGTTAACAGCATTCTTTGGTGAATTTGATGACCTTGCTAAAATTTATCCAGACGCAGACCAAAAACAATTATGGCGTTTGGCAGCAGACAGAGTTAAAAACACTGCACCTAACTACGGCACAGCCGCACCTATTGCACGGTTTATAGGTCGTACTCCTGTTGTTGGTACGTATGTATTATTCCCAGCAGAAGTTTTACGTACTAGTTACAATATAATTAAATATGGCGTACATGATTTTTCAAAAGGTGTCTATACTGGTAACAGGGCTTTGGCAATGCACGGCATGAAAAGATTAGCTGGACTTGCCGCAGTTACCGCAGGAATGAATGAGCTTATAAAAGATAACAATATTAAAAATGGTTGGACAGAAAACAATACAAGACTAATTAAATCTATTGACCCTGACTATGCTTATAGTTCTAGAAAGCTTGCAATAACTCCTTTATATTATGACGATGAAGGTAATATTGTTACACGATATGGAGAGTATTCTATGATAGATGCCTATTCATATTTATTTGACCCTGTAAATGAAATGGTTGCTCGTGCTATGTCTACATCTCCTGTAGACCCTGAAACAGGTGAATATAGAGAACCGTTTACTGAAACAGAACAAAATGAATTTTTTAATAAGGTCGCAAGAAATGTACTTTCACCATACTATAGTGGTAAATCTATGGCAACGGCTGGATTATCTTTATTAGCAAATGTAGATGAACGTGGTAATCCTATTATACAACCGCTTACACAAGAAGCGTTTAGAGAAAATCCATTTGCTACAGACACACTACGTAGAATAGGTGAAGATGTATTTCCAGTATTAGAAAGGACATTAAAACCTGGTGCGCTTACTAACTATAATAGAGAAGTAGATGCTGTGTTATCTGAGACATTTAGAAATGACGAAAATCTAACAGACAATCCTGACAGTGTGTTTAGCAAAAGACCGCCAGAAGGATATAAGATTGGCTTGACTCGTGCAGGATATCCAAACCGTGCTGTAGATGCTAAAGTATTTAATAGAACAGGATTTAAAATAGTTACAAATAATGTGTCACGTGGTGTAGGCAGAGAGTTATATGATGGTATACAACTTATATCATCTAATAGAAAGGCTCCTGTAAATGCTATTCGTGAAATTGAAAATAAAGATATTGCTAAATTTAAATCAAGTTATAATCAATATATTTCAGAAGGTTTAGATTCAAAAGAAGCTGTAGCTTTTGCAGCACAAGATGCTTTCTCAGGATTTTATTCTGCTGTAGATAGAAAAGCAAAAGATAATTTGGAGGGATATGTTAAAGTACGTGATAGGGCGGCTAGATTTTTTGGAGCATCTGTTCTTAATAAAGAGGGGGACTTTGTACAACCGACACCAGAAGATTTATATAGAGCAATGTCGTCTTTTAATGAAGTCCTTGGTCCTAAATATAGGGTTAATGAGAACGCCTTAAAAACAATTATTTCTGGTCAAGTTTTGCCTTTCTTTGGCAATCAAGATAGAGAAGACGTTATAATGGCAACTCTTGAAAAATTAAATAATAGTGGTTTTGATATTAATGACCCTATATCAACAAATCTTGTTGAAAATTTCTCAAAATATTTAGTAGCTAGGCAAACTCCTAATAGAGATTTAATAAATGAGTTAGTTGAAGATAGAGTTACATACTTACAATTTAGGGGAGAGACACCAGAGGATGCTCTTAAAATTGCCACAGAAGAGATACAACATTTGGATTTACCAGAACTGCAGGGGTTAACTGATGTTCTTATAGGAACAGAAGACGACCCATTTGTAGGTTTTGAAGAGCCAATTGAAGTACCACTATCTGATTTAAGGAATATACAATAATGCAAATAACAGCAAACTTTTCATTAGATGAAATGACCAAAAGTCAGACTGCATTACGCAAAGGTATTAACAATATGCCTGACCCGATACACTTGCATAACCTACGTGGTCTGTGTCATAATATACTACAGCCAGTGCGTGAGCATTTTGGCAGACCTGTATCTGTTAGCAGTGGTTTTCGCTCAGTTGAACTGTGTCTTGCCATAGGCAGTAGCTCTGCAAGCCAACATGCAAAAGGACAAGCCGCAGACTTTGAGGTAATTGGGATAGATAACAAAGAGGTTGCAGAATGGATTAGAGATAATCTAGACTTTGACCAGTTAATACTAGAATTTTACAATGAGGGGGAGCCGCAGTCTGGCTGGATTCATTGTAGCTATACAGGCATAGACCAGTTTGGAATAGAACGTAATCGTAAGTCTGTGCTAAGATATGACGGTAAAAACTATATGAACGGATTTTAACATGATACAATTTTTAACACCTATAGCCAGCCTTGCAGGTAAATGGATGGAAGGCAGGCAACGCAAAACAGAACTCAAGAGTAAGCTTGAAGAAGCTAAACTACAGGGGCAGATTAAACATGCAGCCAATGATTCAGCATGGGAAGCTAAAGCTATGGATGCTTCAGCAGACTCATGGAAAGACGAGTTGTGGACGCTTTTTTTCGTTGGCTTGCTGTGTGCCTGCTTCTATCCTCCAGCGCAACCCTATATTGCAGACGGATTTAGATTCCTCAGAGAGGACTGCCCTGAGTGGTTATCTTGGGGTATCTTAGTATCAATCGGTGCAAGCTTTGGTGTTAAATCTATTGGGGCATTACGTAAATAAATGATACAAAATGAGAGAGAGAAATGGAACCTATATCAACTACGCTGGCAGGCATCGCCCTAGTTCAGAAGTCTGTGGAGTTTATCAAGTCTAATATCAGTACAGTTAATGATATTAAAGACATTGCTAGTGCTGTTGATGGCATGTTTTCTGGTGAGCAGCAGATACAACAGAAAAGATATGGTAATAAATCTATTATAGGACAAACAAAAGACGCTGCCTCTACTGTTATTGATGCTAAACTAGCTCAAGAACAAATGTATGAAATGAAAAAACTAATTAACTATAGGTTTGGTCATGGTACATGGGAGCAGATAGTAGCTGAAAGAGCAAAGCGTATACGAGAAGAGAAGGAAGCTATAGCCGAACAAAAACGTATAGCACGAAAAAAACAAAAGGATTTTGAAGATATGTTGTTTGTTGGCGGCTCTATCTTTGTTGGTGTAGCTCTTTTCCTTGGTGTAGCTATTGGGATATTTACTTTAGGTTAAAGCAGTTTCCATCATTTCATCAATCATAGACTCAAAGGTGTACTTAGGTTCCCAGCCTAGTACATCTTTTGCTTTTTGTGGATTACCTAACAGTAACTCTACTTCTGCAGGGCGATAGAAGTCTGGATTAATTCTAACAACTGTGTTGTCGTATTCATCCATACCAACTTCATTCAAGCCTGTATCACCTTCCCATTTGATTTTCATATCTACTGCAGCAAAGCACCTCTCAACAAGCTCACGCACAGAATGTAGCTCACCTGTAGCCAGCACATAGTCATCACCTTCTGGCTGTTGCATCATAAGATACATACCTTCGACATAATCTTTAGCATGTCCCCAGTCTCGTTTAGCATCTAGGTTTCCTAGCTCAATGTGTGACTGCTTTCCCTTTGCTATATTAGCTACGCCTTGTACAATTTTTTGTGTGACAAACTCAGCACCACGCCAAGGTGATTCGTGATTGAATAGGATGCCATTAGATGCGTGTATGTTATATGCCTCACGATAATTTTTTACAGTCCAGAAGGCAAACTGCTTGGCTACCCCGTATGGGCTACGTGGATAGAAGGGTGTAGCCTCTGATTGGGGTGTTTCTAAAACCTTTCCATATAGCTCTGAGGTGGACGCTTGATAAAATTTGGTATGGTCGGATAGGCCAAGTGTACGGATGCACTCTAAGAGCTTTAAAACCCCTATAGCGTCCACATTAGCAGTGTATTCTGGCATATCAAAAGACACACGCACATGAGACTGTGCCGCAAGGTTGTATACTTCGTCAAATAAGTTGGTATCAAACAGGTGCATCAGGCTACCCGTGTCGGTCAAATCACCGTAGTGTAGTTTAAAGTTAGGGTTATCTATCAGGTGTGCAATACGTTTGGATGGCTCTGAGGACACACGCCGTTGTAGGCCGTGTACAATATAACCTTTTTCAAGAAGTAGTTCTGCTAGATATCCACCGTCTTGTCCTGTGACACCAGTAACAAGGGTTGTTTTTTCTCCAAGATTATTCATCTGATACATCCTCTTCTTCTTCTTCAAAGTCTTCAGGCCAAGTAGACATAAACAGTTCATACATTTTTTCTTTGCCTATAATTTTCATGGCGGCACATATCTTTCCCTCAAGACCTGCTACGTCCTGTGGTCCATCGTCTTCTGCATTGTTGCCACGTACACGAGATAATAACTCAAGAGCCTTGAGTGCAGTTTGACCATTGCCATTTGCTTTGGCTTGCTCGTACTGTTTCTCAAGCTCTGAGACAACATCTACATCTGTGCTGTATTCGTCTTCAAGTTCTTCAAGCCTGCGCTGGATGGCAGGTTCTTGTAGCAATCTGTATCCCTGATTGTGTGCAGACTTTTCACTATAGCCAGCAGAGATAGCAGACTGAGTAGCATTCTTGTTGATAAGATATGCTTGACAAAACTTTTCTTGACGCTCTTTAAGCTGCCCTGTCATCCATAAATTCCTCAAAAGTTTGAAACTCTTGATTGTAATACGACTGCTCAAAGACTTGATAAGCAAGAGTATTATTACCATAGAAGTCTATGTTTAGTGCTAGGTCTTTTCTTTCAAGCATCTTCTCAAGGTCTTGGGCAAGGGCTAGTAACTCGCCTGTTGTCCAGAACTTAAACCCACCAGTTTCTACATGCAAGTATTTTGGTTGTCCTGCTTCGTCTTTTGCTTCTTTATCTACAGCATCTTCTGGTACGCTACAATCAAATCCAAACAGGTGTAGGTTGCGATAGCCTAATGTTTCAAGCAGACCGATGGCTCGTGTGGCAGAGGCAGTACCGCCAGAGATAAATACTGTGCCTGTAGGAATAGGAAGCTTGGTATTGATTACAAACTTATCTTCCCTGTCTGCGTCACGTACAGCATCTGTAAAGGCATGAAAGCCTTTTACATTATCTGTCTTAGACATAATGTAGTCTACTGCAGAGATGTCTGTCATGCTGGCAATTACAAATAGTGTGCTTGGGTCAACCTCTTTAAATAGGTCTTTGCGTTTTACTCCGTGCGTGCTTACACCGTCTACAGGCCGTGGGTCTAGAATGACACAGGCTGTAGGTTTAATACCTGCTTTAAGAAGACGGGGATATGAATGCTTGACACACCATACTTCGGCATCATATTTCTTTTGAACTTTCTTAATTTCTTTCATGTTAAGTTGACCGCCTGATACAATGATGGCGTGCTTGTTATTTGTTTTGTATTGCTTGACCCAATCAAAGTCATTAATCTTTTCTACGTTGTAGATAATGTTGTTATGGATGTCGTCCTGTGGCATTGAGTCTTTTGGTTTTACAATGATGGGAATACGCATGAACTCTTGTGGTAAATCTTTCTCTTTGGGAGAGATAACTACGCCAAGATGAACCTTGCCGCCAAAGGCAGTTGGGTCATCTGATGGAAGAATATATTTATTAGTGTCCTTAATTTTTTCAAAGGTTCGTATGATTCCGTTGTAGTCAGGGTTGTCCAAAAACTCTTTGTCTTCATGTGAATAGTAGTCATCGAATACAATAACGGGTACGTCTTTCAAGAAAGTGTAATCGCTTTTAACTGTATCATATGAATGACCGCCATCAATATAAGCAAGGTCTACGTCATCGAATCTCTTAGATTTCATGGTGTCCTTGGTGTCACCGCAATTTAGATTGTAGGTAAACTTCTTATTGTTCTTTGCCATCTTGACAGCAAACTCTGCAAGTCTACGGGACACAGCCTCAGTAGGATTGTGCGCCTTGATGTTTAGTTCTACCTTATCTGTCTCCTCTGTGGCCTCTTCAAATAAATCAAAGCCACGATAGTGTACTGTATCTACATTTTCAAAAGCAGCAAGTGCCATCTCAATGGCTCGACCACCATTCCATGTGCCTGTCTCTACAATAGTAAAGGTGTTACGGTCTTCAGAGTAGAAGCGAACCAAATCTGCAAGCTGTTTGTAACGCTTTGGACCTACAATATCAGGAGATACTTCCTGTTTCTTTTGCCACTTACGACTACCTTTGTTATGTATAAAGTGTTCATTTAACATACAGTTTTCAAACATCTCTAGGCCACGCACTCCCTCTGACAAGTTGCGTATCTTTGAACCATGTGCTTCATATATCTTGAGCAGGCGGGTGTACACAAATGAATCAGTCCACTCACGATAGCTGAATACTTCGTTAGTGTCATATGCGCCACGTATATCTACGATGTGAGAGCAGGCGTTATGATATGCCATGTTCCATGCAGTAAATCCTGTTTCGCTGTAGTCAATGTCAATGCGACCAAGGTGAACCATGTCTACCTCGTCAAGCATAATCTTAGCTGCGTCCTCTGCGGTAAATCTTTTCTTTGTAACAGTGTCGGCATCAAGCCATGCCAACCATCCCTTGTATTCTTCTTCAATTAACTCAAAGGCAAGGTCTGAGTAGGCATATACTTTATTACAAAAACGTACTGCGTCCAGCCTGTAATTGTATGGTGCTTCCGCAAAGCGTCCGTTTTTATCTGCATTACGCTTAATAAAATCGTTGCGTGCTTCTACATCTTCTATGTGACGGTAGGTAATGAAGCTTGCCTGCGGCAGTCCGTCTGTTTCTTTTTTGTAACCCTCAAGGTACACGTATAGTTTAAAGTCGGTCGGTTTCCATTTGCTTATGACAGACTCCAGCATAGGCAGTCCATATTCTTCTTCGTGTTTTTTAGGAAAGCTTGTTACAAAAGTATACATAATTATTCCTCTGAGTATAGGTTGTTAAATATTTGGTTAGTATCAAGAGTATAATCTAGGTCGCTCTTGCTGTAATGTATTTGTGCTGATGGCTTGAAGTCTGGCGCACCCTCACCTGTAACAAACCAGGCTGGATGCGTGACCCTAACCCTGTTGTTAGGTAGGGCAACAATGTTTCCTGTCCACTCACCTGCGTCCAGCAGGCAAAGCACGTGGCTTTGTTTGTGTTGTGCAGAGTCATCAGCTATCTCGCTATCTGTGTAGTCCACAGTGAATAGATACTTGGCGGGGTACATCTCCCCATCAATCTTTACAAGCCAAGGACAGGGGGTTGCTCTGTCGATTGTATACACAGAGTGTGTTCGTGATGCACAATCCCACGGCTGTGCTTGGTGCGTTGCCATTTGTTGAGGCCAATCTTCTACAGGGATGTCTCCCATCAAGCCTGTGATAGGCATCCTTGCCCACATTGCACCGCCATGCACCGTATCTTCTTCTTCGCCTTCGGCAGATATGCCTGTAAATATAATCTGAAAACTAAGGCATCTGTTGGGCATTGTCGTAACACCGACAGCCATGCCATGTAGAAACTCTCCGTGATATGCTTCGTGATTGTGCGTGAAGTCACGGCGTACCCAGCATTTAAAGTGGGGTATGTTGCTATGCAAGAACGCCACTACATATTCTCCAGTATAAGCTGAGTAGTTATTTCTTTTTCAGTGGCAAGCCATTCTTCTGTGTACGCTTCGTCAATAGGTCGCTTCGGTTTCCAGTCTTTAAACCACGGACCACCTGTCGTAAAGTGAGCATTCTTCGCCTCAACATGTTCGCTTGAGTGTCCGTCAAGCCAATTCCATTCTTCATGTATGTCTCCAATCTCGTCATCGTCAAGCCACCCAAAAGAGTGCAGCCAAGAACCTGTTTGCAGGTTGACCGCATCAACTGTTAGCTTTTTGTTGCTTGGGTGGGAGCAGTTGAACAGCATAAAGCTAGACCAGTTTTTTCTACGATAGCGGGTTTGTGCAACTCCGTCCATCTTTGCTCCTTCGGGTGGCTCATATTTGTGCTTGATACACTGAACAGCAAAGTCTGTTCGCTTACCGTAAACGCCAAAGATACCTTCGATGTCACCACGCACAAACATGTCAGCATCCATAAACAATGCCAGACCCTGATACTGGTTCAATGCAGGAACCAAGAAACGGGTAAATGTAAAGTCTGTACTAAATGGTTTGTTGTCGAAGACATCATATCGTTGTTTCGGGTCGTGTTCAAACACACGTGAAGCCCTGCGGTACAAGCCAATGCGCCGAAGCTCTGGCTCAAGCAGGGGGATGATGTCGTATTTTGTATTGTATTTACGGATTGAGTGTTCCAGAACTTCGTAAGCTCTGCTGTCACGGTCATCATATCCAATATAAATAACTGGTCTTCTTTTCATAACTGCTCCAATATAAGGTGCGGTGGACATGAGAGAGAGAAAGGACTGAAGAACTCTGCCCACCGCTTATCTTATATTATATGAAAATTATGCAGCTAAGTCAAGAACTTTTTTATAGTCTTGTAATTCTGTTTGCTGCAGATACCAACAAGCCCTTTTAAACTTGCCGTTATTGTCACCAAAGTTTATATCATTATATAATGTATCTGCCTGTATTGCACCACGGCATTCATAATCGCCATTTTTACCTACCATTAACATGAACACATCTATGTTTTTGTTTTTAGAGTTTGACAATAGACAACCTGTTTGCCACGGCGTAGTCTTTACATCAATGCGGAGTCCGTTGTATTCTACATCTCCCATCTCTAGGCCAGAGGCAACACCTTTTGTGCCAAGAGTAAACAAGTCTGTGGGATATACATCAAGAAGTTTACATGCCGCAAGCTCTGATTCTGCACCCATGATGTCGGGTTCTATTCCAGATAGGTTTTGAGCCACAAGTTTTTGGTTTATAAGTTTACCTCTGTTTCCATAGTATCTGCTTTTTGCTATAAGAAGAGCAATCTTTTTTTCTAGCTCGTTTAAAATAATCTTTGTCATACTATTCTGCACCGTAATACTTATTTATTGTTTGAATCTTTTCATCGGCGGCGGCAATCTTTTCTACCTGTGTTTCAATGGCTTCGACAACATCGGGGTGTTCTCCAATACCAACAGATTGGTTTAAGTAAACTTCAACATTGGCTTGTGCTACTGCAATCTCGCCTTCTAGTTTTTTAGTAAGTGCCTCTAATAAATTCATAATGTTAACTCCGCATTTAGTTCAGAAAATCCCCCAATGTATTTACCATCAATCATAATTTGTGGTACTGTCTTCTTGTCAGGGAAGAGCCTTGAGAACTCTCCCAAGTCTACATCAACTCCTATCTCGTAATAGGTGTAGGGAAGGTCACGTTGCTCACACAACACCCTCGCTCTGTCGCAAAAGCTACAGTATTTTTGTCCATATATCTCAATCTTGTACGCCATATTGTCTCCTACTTGTGCCACAAGCCTTTCAATCTTTTCTTTGCATTTATGTTGGCCTGCTTTTTGTTTTCATGTGACATGCTTTGCCAGTTTGTTAGGTCTTCAGTTGTTCTCCCGCAGTGGATGCAGAAGTCGTGAACATTACTTAGCTCACAACTATCTGCACCCGTATCTGCTTTACAGGGACTGCTCATCAGGCAGCAGTTAGGTCAACGACCTCACAGGAATCACCAGAGCAAGCCAGTGTTTGCGTACCTGCGGTGTTGTCTTCCTTCTCGTAATCAGAAAGCCTTGACCAGTCGATTGACTTGGGCATAGCACTAAGTGCTTCAGTATATACTGCCTTGTCACAGTCCTGATAAGGTGCTTGTGCATAGGTGTGGTCACTGTGGGGCAGGAAGGATACACCAGAGCAGATGTCAAAGTTATCGTATACCCATGCGCCAACCTTGAGCCACTCCTCGTCACGAACTGTGATGTTCACTGATGGCTTGTGTTCGCACCACTCAAGGGCATACATCTTCCACAACTCAAGTTGCTCAATCGCAGTCATGTCGTTGCGTGTAATCGCACCGTCAGGTGAAGCCACTGGAAAGCTAAACACTGTCGTGCTTTCAGGCTTCATAACGCAAGGCTCTGCAGGAATGCCTACGTCCTGCATGAACTGCGTCAACGGGTCTTTGTTATCACCTCGTACAGTTCTAATATAATGCGTGCTATGACGAGCGTGAATGCCAGAGGCACTATCAACAAGCTGCGAAACAGTACCTGAAGGCTTGACACAAGTGATGGCCGCAGATGCACTAATTCCAAGTTGCTGTGCAACCTCGTTGTTTGTCTGTACAGCAACGTGGCGCAACTTATTAAGTATTTTTGCAGTCGGTTTGTTTGTGATTTCATTGTCCATAATACCTGTCAGGCTCACACCCAACAGCCTTTCCTCTTCCGTGTTACGTTTCCATACAGGCCGCAGATACGGCATGTGTGTATATGTGGATTGAATCGTACCCAAAATTGTAGCAAGCTTTACTTTGCGTGCTAAAGTTTTCTCTGTGTCGGTTGGGCGAACCACAACCTCTGTCAGATTACAGAACTGATAAGGACGAAGTATAATTTCACTGCACGGGTTTGTCCCCCACTCTCTACCAGTTTCACGGCGACCATTGCGCTCAACGTGTTTGTCTGCTGCGTCACGGCTGAAGATGCCACGCTCACCAGACTTAGACTCGACCAGTGCTGTCCACTCACGCATGAATGTTTCCATGTCAGGCTTCTCAGTGTAGGCAACAGAGTTGTTAGCCAACGCACGTTGACCCTCATTCTCCCACCACTGCCCCGACTTGGCATGACGCATACGGTCATCGGATAGATTGGACAGGCTAATCATTGCACTGCGGCGTACACCGCCGACAACTACAACCTCGCCAATCTTACACATGATGTCGTGACACTCAACGCTGTTGAGCTTGCGACCAGTTGCGCCTTTGAACTTACCTACAACAAAGTTGAACAGGTCGTTAAGCGGCTCTGGTCCAGAGGCACGCCCACCAAATGTCTTGAGTCGTGCGCCTGCAGGTCTAATCTTCGACAAGTCCCACTTGGGGATGTCACCTACATAGAGCAGAGAGATAAGCTTACGCAGACTCTTTGCCCAGCCTTCCTTGCTATCCTGTACCACAATAATATCTTCTACCTCTGCGAGGTCTTCGGGTACTTGCGGTAGCTTCTGTATTGCCTGACGCTCGACTGAAAAGCCTACGCCTGTACCGCATAGAAGAATAAACATAGCCTCGTCAAAGGCACGGGGGTGGTCAACAGGCAGGTAGCTACAGTTATACACACATGTGTTGTCATGGTCAGCCGCTTGGCCTGCTGTCATCAAGGCACGCATAGAAGGCATTACCTCTAGGTTGAGGATTGCTTCCTCGATTTCATTAATTGTTTTGGTGTCGATGTCTGCGGGACGCACGATGTTGTCTATGAATCTGCCTACTGTTTCAGCCCATGTCTCTCTTCGGTTCTCTTCCTCAATCCATCTAGCGTATCTAGATGTAGCAATAAATGTTTGGTAATCGGTTGGTAGGTGGTTAGTCGTAGTCATATTCCTTGTCATCGGCATGTAGCTCCTCTCCAGTTAGTGCTTTCCAGCTATATTTAAAATCAAATCGTGAGCATTCCTGACTAATCATTTCAGCAATCTCACGTGTCTCCTTCTGTGCCGTGTCGTGTAGACGTTGGTTAACTACACGAGAAAAGGCATACAGAGAACCAGACCAGTACCACTCTGTGTACATGTTCTGCGGTAACACCATGCGTGCAAGCTCTGGTGCTACGCCATCCTCAAGCATATTGTCGTATGTCTTTATTGCCTGCTCCATGAATGAGCGAATGTCATACGGTATTTTGTCGCTTGCACTCCCCTGTTTTACATTGTCTGCACGCTTTCTCCACATCTTAGGTACGTAGAACTTGGGTTCATAGTCCACATAGCGGCGGCTGACTTCATTCCAAGCCAACCCCACTTGGTGCTTGATAAGCTGTCGTGCCACAAATAGGGGTGCTTCAATACGAAACTGCAAGAAGCAATGCGAGAAGGGCGACCAGTGTGCGTGTTCAGCTAAGTAACTGATAAGCTTCTGGTCTTTCTCTGAAAGGTCGTGGTGATTAGCCACCTTGACCCGCTTTGATTCCTTGTTAAAGGAAACACGGGCAGCGTTTACTACTGTAAGGTCGCTGCCCATATAATCAATCAATGATACTTTCATTAGTCGAAGACTCCAATTATACTACACTTGTTCCAACGAAGCAATAAGCTTATTGAGATACCACTGACATTTTTTTAGGTCTTCCACAGGCTTTCCCTTGTACTTGTATCGCCACAAGTATTTCATGCAGTTGCCCTTCAAATATCCTGTAAATTCTTCGGCTGTCATGCTGGCCTCAATAGCATCAATGGCTTCAATTCCCTTGAAGTTGTAGTGTGTTGGGCTGTTTACGACATCTGGTTGTTCAAAATGCTTGAACTTAGTGTCCAAGGATTGCGTTGATTCGTTTTCTGACATACTCAATTTCTCCTGTGTGCAACACCTTGTAGGCGAAGTCTCTCATATAGTTCGGGTCAACACCTGCATTGGTACATACTTCCTCGAAGTCCTGTGCCGTGGTTCCTATGGAAGCAAAGAACCATGCCGTTGCCCTGTCCCTTTCAATGCGTGCTTCTGATGGCTCACCTCTATACGGTTGCTTGGTCGCATCAAGTAATGCCTGCAGTATGACACATAGATACAGTGTCTGTTCAGGCGAGGACAAGTCTGGTCTGAACTCGTCCAAGTGAAGTGTTATTCTACTATTTGACATTTGCTTTGTCAAGCCATTCTTGCGGAATGCCCTCATTTAATTTGCAGAACTGATAGCCATACTTGTTACACCAGTCTGCGTAGGTCATCTTCCCGCCCTTGTATAGCTTGCGATATGGATTGTCAAACACAAAGCGAATGTCTATGTCTGGGTACTGGCTCTTAATAAAGAGGTGTTTCTTCCTGTCCTCTGCCATGAACCGCCCCTTCACTTCAAGCACAACGCCATTGGGTAAGAAGAAGTCGGGTGTATACTTCTTATCCTCACGCCACTCGTAGGGTAGCGTATCTTTCTCGTACTCGAAGGCTATCTTTAATTTGTGAAGCTGTTGTGCCGCCTCGTATTCTGAATTGGATTTGTATTCGTGTTTATATTTTTTTCTTTTCATATCTCCAGTTCTTCGACATTCGGTGTCTTCGCTACTTGCGTCATGTACCTCACGCCATTAGAATATTTGAATGCACGAAGACCAGCACCACCATTGGCATCAGCCCAGCATTTCTTCTTGTATGGACAGAATACACAGCCAATCGCCAGCTTGCGGTTGCCTGACTCTCCATCCTTTGCATCATTGTAGCAACGAGCAGGGGCGGTTTCACTTTGAACCATGCCCTTGAGGTGGCGCACACGGGCAGGAGCATCAATCATCTCAAGCTCATGCACACGGGTCACTGCAAGCTCACCACTGTTCTTATCAATAGCAAGGAATGCTGCCTCATTGCGGTTGTTCTTTGTTGCGTATGCACTAATTTGTGCGATGTACCCAAACGGGTCATCGTCTGACAGCCTGTTCTCTTTGAACTTCTTGAATCCAAATGCAGAGGCAGACTTGATATCTGTAAGCACACCATCAATCACGCAGTCCTGATGTCCAAGCACACCCTCTACCTCTACGGTGTCCTGCGCCTCTTCGACTGTATGCCCAGACACTTTGGTCAGGCAAATCAGGAGAGCCTCAAGAACATGACCCATCAGGAACTTAATACGGGTCTGTCCATTCAGAGGCTCTCCGTCTTCACCCTGTACTCCGTACCAGATTTGACGGTCTGGCTTTCCGATTTGAGAAAGTCGTAGGTTAGATGCACCTGTACGCTCTCCCTCACGAAGCACAGTCTCAGTAGCCTCTCGCACTAGGCTACCAACTTCGTCCAGTGCTTCTTGCACTGAAGGGTTAGACACATCAACACCTTTTTCTAGGGTCGAGTAAATGTCCTGTACGAGTGTGTCGAGTGTCTTAGTCATGGCTATCCTTTCGGTTGGCGAACACGGCAGGACTTGAACCTGCAACCTGCAGATTAGAAGTCTGCTGCTCTATCCAGTTGAGCTACGTGTCCCAGCTTTTCTCTTTATGGTTTTGCGAATGCGTTGTGCCTTGTGTGCAATGTACTCTTCCTCATCTGCGAAGAAGTTGTGCAGTGATTTGAGGACACGCAACTGAAGTGCTTTCAGGTGCCTGCCTCGTGGCATTGCCCAGCCTATAATAAAACCTGCAAGTCCGAAGCACAGTATCACAAGGTATTCGGGTAAGTTTGTTTCCATCTCAGTCTCCTATGTAAGTGATAGCGTTCCCGCCCTCGCAGCTATCGCCAGCGACCAAATCCAACTGTCGCCCCCGTGCTTATCAACTATCTAGAAAGGGATGTCGTCATTCAATTCTGTGCTAGTTGATGGTGCGTCTGAAGCAGTAAAGCCATCTTCGACATCGAAGTCTTCCCCTGCTTTGTACTCAACCAAGTCCACAACTTGAACCTTCTTGAGCAGTGGTGATACACCTGACTTGCCATTCATTTCCCACGGGAACGGTGTGTACATTACATTCACAACGCTACCATTACCAATGAGGCCAGTGAATGCCTGCTTCTGTGCATCCACAACTGTGGGTGCTTCGTTCTGCGAACCATCACGGCGTGTTACCTTCTGGCGAATGTGAACGAAGTCACCACGGTCATCGCCTTTGTTCTTGATGGTAAGACCATCTGCCTCAAGTGCGGCACGATTGTTGTCATCAACAAGAATGTCGATGCCCCACTCAGGTTCGTAAGTGGTGTTTGGTTGTTGTACTGATGCCCAATATGCTTTACCTTTTACTACGGTCATATTTCGTTTTACCTTTCGTTTTGGTTGTAATGTCGTGACGTTATTGCCGACGACCACTATATAGTGCCACATCCAGAATCAAATGTCAACACTTTTTTTCTAGTGGGTATCTCCCCACGTTTTCCCGACCTTGTATTCACTGTCGAGAGGGCAACGAACTTTGAGAGATTGCTCTGTCAGTTTCATCGCCAGCTTTGTAACCTCGCCAAGTTCTTCGGCGTGGTCTTTACGAACCTCGAACTGGTACTCATCGTGAATACTCGCAACAAGTCTGAAGTCGAGGTTGCGTTTAGTTGCCTGTATGATAATGTGCTTGAGCCATTCCTTACAGACGATTGCACCTGCCCCCTGTAGCAGGGAGTTGAGTGCTGCATGTGCAGAGCGTATCTGCAACACACGCCCATCAATACCTAGCACATAGCCACGTGATGCAAGCTTATCTACCTTGCTACGCAGTGCCTTGAGTGCAGGCATGTTGGATAAAAACTTATCAATTAATTTCTTACCTTCTTTAGCAGAGCCATCTACAATCTTACCAATCTTAGCCGCACCTGCTCCATACAGGAATGCGTAGATGAATGTCTTGGCATTGTCACGTGTCGGCAACCCTGCCGCCTTTTGGTTTGCGGTATGCACATCACCCTCAACAACCTCACGTGTGAAGTCCCTGTCGTTCATGTAATGTGCAAGCATCCTCAACTCTAGTGAGCTTGCGTCACTACCAAGAAGCACATAATTATTAGAAGTAGTAGTCCATACATCTCTACAATCCTTTCCATAAGGTGAGTATACTGCGGGTACTTGCGCCATGTTAGGCGAAGTGTGTGTCATACGACCTGTGATTGTACCCAGCGTCCAAACCTTACCATGCACCCTGCCATCTTCACCGACTGCATCTATCCAAGACTTAATCTGTGAGACACGTTTCTCCAAGAGAAGAAAGCGTGCAACCATCTGTGCTTCGGGTATGTCAACCTTTGCTAACACTTCCTCTGACACAATGGCTTGGCCTTTCTCTGTGTAGGCATGAGGCTTCCAGCCTAACTCCGACAGACGCTCTGCAATCTGCTTGCGTGATGCGGGGTTGAACACAGTCACCTTGTCCTTCAAACGATTACCTGTTTTATCAGAGTATCTAATCTCAGTAATCGGCGGGAACTTCTGCTGTAGTGTTGCTTTGATTTGTGTTGCCTCGTCCGACAGTCGAGCCATCAATTGGATGGGGGTAGGCACGTTGAGTGCAAAACCGTTACGCTCCT